CTTCGCTGTCGTCGTTGTCTTCCGTGACGGGTTCTACAAAATCCATGAAGGGTCAGTCCTTGTGCAGGTCGAGCAGCGCATTGAGTTGGGCAAGGTTGTCTCGGGCCCAGCGCCCGTAATCCTGGGCATGGGCAAGAATGTCTGCGGGAGTGACGCCGCTTTCCAGTAGCTCGGTGTCAGTGCCGGGGGTGGCCCAGGCCGCTTTTGCAGAACCGGCGGCAGCGGCACCGGCTCCAGGGGCGGGCACACCGAGGGCGGTGTTGTAGTCGCGCAGCCAGCCAGCAGTGAACACACAACGAGGGATAGGCTGAGCAGCGGCGCCAGGCGCCGGGCGGTAGATGGTCGTGACATTGGGGATGCGCTCCTTGAGCAGTTGCACTTCTTCGGCGTGGCGGTCATACGTGACGAGCAACAGATTCTCAGCCTGGTTGGCGCGAGTGACCTGCTGCAGGAGCTGTTGCTTGTTTTCGGCCGCGACCTGAAGCGCCTGCTCTGCATACGTCAGTTTCAATTCAGCCAAGGCCTGGTCGCCTTCGGTCTTGGCTTGGTTGTAACCACCATTCCACTGCGCGTGCCCATGCGCCAAGAGGGCGGCCACATACAAGATGGCGGCCAGCACCTGCCATTTTCCGACCAACCATTTCAGCCAGGCTTCAAGCATCACCATGACCAACCCCTTGCAAGTAGCGAGTCTTCCTGGCACGACGCTTAGCGGCAGCAATGGAGGTCTTGCCGAGGCGGTATTGCGGGAGTGGTGAGTGGTGGCCCCATCGCCCAGGCGCAGCAATCCCAGGCTCGCCCAACAGATTGGGCCGCGCTATTGAAAGACGGGGAATGACCCTGCAGAACACCCTGAATACATGGATGACGCAAGAGCGCAGCAGAACGGCGAACGGGGATCCGATCACGAGGATAGGCATTACGCGGCCTCCTGATCAGGGCCCTGCTTGATCAAGCGCACGACGAATAGCAGCGAGGCCAGGATGCTGTTGGCTGCCGCATAGGCGTTCGGCGAAAGCTGGGCTTGCCACATGGGCAGCAGCGTTATCTGGACGAAGCCGAATACAGCAATCAGCAGCCCGAGCTGGACGCTGTAAAGGCGATAGCAACGTTTCCACTCAGGAATCAGCTTCATACCTGAGCACCTGCCGTCTTGCCGTGTTGCGCCCCTCGAACGATGCCAGCCAACTGCAGGCCGTCGGCGATGATGGCGTCGCCATACCAGGCGCCACCCGGCAAAGAGCCAGGACCGTTCTCATGCCGGATGATTGCTACGACCAGGTCGCGCATCGTTTCGAAGTTGTACACATCGACAACGCCATCATCTGGGCCAACGCCCAGCACACGCGACACCGTCGCCACGTAGGACGCAGTGTCGTTTTCGTTGGGCGGGGCCCAGCGCTCGATGATCTCGCGAACACTGTCGATCCGACTACCGTCGCTGGCGCGGCGCTTGTCCTGGTAAGTGATCAGAACGCGAGCTAGCGCCCGGATACCCCAGCGCGGACCATTGAATTGCACGAACTCAGAATCAGTCTGGGCATCGGCCTGGCCCTGCCAGCGCACACCCTGGGCGTGACGGATGTTGCCGGGATTGAAGTTGCGGATACCACGGGGATTCTGGGGTCGCATACACGTCTCCTGCCGGGCACCCGTCGTGATTGCGGATGCCAGAAATACACACGCCGCCATAATCGGCGGCGTGGGACAGGAGTGCTTTTAATCGTGTTTAAAGAGATCGCTAGCCGGATAATCCTAAGCCTCTGCTGAGCTAAGCCCAGCCGCGGCTATGTAGGAAGATTTCTACGTTGCGGATGCTTTCCCGGTATGCATATACCAAAGGACCATATTTTTGCTGGATTCGTATGAAGAAAAAGTACGGCAGTATCATTCCTATGAAAATGGTTGCAAAAAGAAGCAATGGCGAGACAAAAGCACTTGCGAAAATAAGTTCAGCACCGAATACCAAAGCTCCCAAGGTCATCCAGCCCACAACAGGATTGAGCAGGATTTTCTTGCGAGCATCACGCAGGCGCTCACGCAGATGGATCAGGAGCATCGCTAGTTCTTCGCGGCTGTACTGCGTCAGATCGTGAAGGCCGTAGTTGTTGATATCACCACCAGCTACTTGTCCAACATTGCCATTGAACTCTTGGGCCATTATCCATTCCCTTGGGCTAAGTCAATTTTGAGCTGCCCATCTGGAGTCTTTAACTGATCCAGGCAAATAGATTTGCAGCCTGATTTCTCAATAAAAATACTCTTTCCGGATGAGTCGATCTCCAGATAGCAGGTATGCCCTCCAGCCTTGTATGCATCAGGAATACGTGCAGACTCCGGGACATCGAAGAGTATGGACTTTCTGAAATTCTCCTCGATGCGAACGTTCTCAAGTACTTGAGAGTACTTATCCAATCCAGGGCAAGCATGACGAATAGATGGCAGCGTTTGAACCACCAATGGATCATCAGATACCACCTGGAACCCAGCAGTTATAGGCTCCTTTCCGCATCCAGATAGGAACGAAAGAGAAAGGCCTAACGCGACCCCCAGAGTCTTGTTCATGTTTTTATCCTTGATTAGAACCAAATCCCGCCAACCAGCATGCCAAAGAAAAACAAGGCAGCTGCGCTTTGTTTGTGGAGGATCAAGAAGTCCCTTATCGAAACTGCATCAGGCTCAGATGATGGTATTGACAATTGCTTTACCGGTTCGAACTGCTGAACAAACTCTAAGGCTTTTTGAAGCTGTGACTTCTTGAGATTTTTGAGCTGGGTTCGCCCGAAAGACAACTCACAAAAGTTGTTCATTTCCGTTCGAACATCTTTCTCTGCGACAGCCCGCAGTACTTTTCCGACAAGCCTACGCTTGTCCGCCTCCTCCTGAAGCTGCTCCAGTCGCGCCCGCATTGTATCCCGGGCTTCTTGGAACTGATCAGCGGAGATTTCACTGATTGTTGTTACTCCTAATTGGGCATGCACCATGCGCCAGATATCTCTAGGGTCTTCACCAAGCTCCTCGCACTTGGCGCGCAACTCATGAAGCTCCTTGCGCTGAGCCGAAACCAACCCGCGCGATTCAGTTTTATCCGCGATGTTGATATTAATTCCGTAGTTGTTGATGTCACCCGTAGCCGCCTGACCTACACCACCATGGAAATCCTGACTCATGGTTACTTCTTCCCTTTGCTACCACCAACATTGAGGGTGAGACCAGGCTGGCTCACTGATCCATGGATGTACTGGCCAACCTCTTTAAATGTATGTCTGGATCCTTCGCCTGCGTTCTCCCCTAACAATACCCGCAAAGCAGCATCTCGTAGCCCCTGGGGGCTCTCTCTAAACCTTCTGATCAGCAACTGCTCTTCAGCTGTTAGCGCGACAGACGATCGGACTCCGGTAAGTACGTACTGAACGTCTACTCCCGATCCGGCGATAGCGCACAGGTAATCAGCCGTCGGGCTGCCTTCCCCCTTCTCGTAGAGAATTTGAGAGCCCTTTGATACGGCTCCAAGCCGACCAAAATCCGTTTGATTCATCCGCAGCCGCTTGCGCTCTTCAACAAGCCGGACACCAAGATCAGATCTTTGCACCAAATACTCCTTGTATGGTTCAGGATCTTGAACCATAATCACCACACCAAGACACAAAACACCTCAACGAAACACAAAACACCACGGATGCGATCGAATGAAAAACCCTCCGTTTCCCTCCACCCCAAAGCAGGCACATGCCTGGTTTTTAAGTCACGGCATTTGTATTGCCGATTGGTGCAAAGAGAAGGGATTCAACCGCTTCACCGTAGTTGATTTATTGCGCGAAAAACGCAAGGGCAACCGGGGTGAAGCGCACCTGGCAGCAGTAGCGCTTGGCCTGAAAGCTGACCCGTCTAAATCCCCCAAGTCCGCCGCGGCATGAGGCTCATCATGACCCACACATTTGTAGCTGGCTTATCCTGCAAGCGCCTATTTCAAGGTATTGATAGTCCGCCAAAAGCTGATCTGCGATCTGCTCAAGCGTCTGAACAACCGTCGTTCGATTCTGAACAGATGGTTCAAGAGCGTCAGCATGACTCCTCAGGTTCGCCTGTAGGCGCTGCTGATCAATCAGCTCCTGACGATGCAACGTTCCGCTCAGGATCATCACTGCACGAGCAATGCCCTCAATACGTCCAGCCAGTTCACCAAATTCCTGCGTGGTCATTGTCATGACTCCGTATGTCAATTTACCCCTAAACATTGCATCCAGCGCAAGAACTTTGCATAGGAGCAAACCGGAACTTTGTTTGGAAAGGCTTGTTTCGGAGGCATTCCAATGAGCAGGCGTCGCTGGAAGATGATTCGGCCAACCTCTCTGCGCAACGCCATGGAGCTGTGCAAGGAGTACGCAAGGGAAGTCCATAACAAGGGCATGCAACGCATCGCTGATGAGATGGGAGTGACTGATCACTGGACGGTCTACAAGTGGCTACAAACGGCTCGAATGCCGGCCTGCATGATTCGTCCTTACGAACAGGCTTGCGGGTGCGACTACGTCACACGGTGGATCGCCGCAAGCGCCGGTCGCCTGACCATCGAAATACCGTCAGGCCGCAAGTGCGCCGCTGAAGACATGCAGGCCTTGCAGGAACTACTCAATACCGCCGCCGGAAAACTGATGGCGTTCTACGCGAAGAACAGCGAAGTCGACGAGACGCTCTCGGCCATCCAGTCAGCGATGGAGTCGCTTGCCTGGCATCGAGGGAATGTCAGCCAGAGCAGCAACCCACAGCTCGACTTTGGAGATCAAGCATGAGCGCAACCATCTCAGCATCAGCGCGTGTCTTGCGTGTACTCAAGGCACTTAAAGGTCACACCATCACCGGTCTCAGCAACATTGAGCTGGCGCAGTTGACCGGTGACAGCCCGAGCAACATCACTCGCTCCATGCATACGCTCATTGAAGAAGGGTTGGCGGTGAAGCTCGATAACGGTCGATTCGCCCACTCAGTGGGAATGCTGCAGATCGCCCAAGCCCATGCAGAACACATGGCACGACTGCAAGGCCGGATGCAAGAAATTAACCAGCGCATTGCTGCTGGCTCGACAAACTAAGGAGAACACCATGGCGCGTACAAAACTGGATGCAACACCTGCTGTTGAGCTGCCCCCACTGGACGGCGAAGCGCTGACTGCAAATCAGAACTCAATGTCCACCATCTTGGCCTCGCATAGTGATGACCGTGACCTGATTAACCAGCTGTTGGGGCAGGCGCAAATGGCAGATGCGTTCGGCAAATTCTCCCAAACGGTTTGGGCTTCCAAGCTGGCTTACGTAAAGGAGCACAAGCTATACCGGGCCTTGCAGGGCAAGTCAGCACCAAACGGTTTGGTATTTTCGGGGACTTGGTCAGAGTTCTGCAGCGTGCTGGGAGTGTCGGACGAAAAAGCTAACCAGGATATAGCTAACCTACGAACCTTCGGTGAAGAGGCTTTGGAGTCGATGTCCCGTATGGGCATCGGCTACCGCGAAATGCGCCAGTACCGCCGCCTTCCAGAAGACCACCAGGCGGCACTGATCGAAGTCGCCAAGACTGGCGACAAGGAAGCGTTCATTGATCTGGCCGAAGAGATCATCGCCAAGCACGCCAAGGAAAAAGAGGCGCTGACTCAACGCCTCGACGAGGCGAATGCTGACTACGACGCCCAGGGCGAAGTCATGGCGAAGAAAGCTGGCGAACTCGACCAGGTCAAGATGGAACTGGAAAAAGTCCGCCGTCGCGTTCAAACGCTGCCAGTTAGCGAGGTGTCAGGCGAACTTCGTCAAGAGGTCACTGCGCTGGCCTACCAGGCTGAAGCGAGCATTCTCGGATCGCTGCGTGAAGGCTTCACCAAGCTGGCTGAGCACGCCGCTGAAAGCGGAGAAGATCATCGTGCATTCAAGGCCACAGTGATCCGCCAACTCGAACTGACGCTGGCGACCGTGCTCAGCGAGTTCCATTTGAACGGCGTTCTCGATGACGCCCCGGCTTGGCTCAACCAGGCCGAGGGTTAATTCATGAACCCGGTACAAACCCAGCTCTTGGCTCGAATTGCCCAACAGGCAGCCAATGCTCCGCATGGCCAGCGCACTGCCATCTACAAGGCAGGAGCGGTCGAGCTGGGCGTATCGATCCAGACCTTACAGCGCAAGTTGAAGGAAGCCTCTGTGACCAAACCACGTAAGCGCCGAAGCGATGCTGGCAACAGCGCGCTGCCTCTGAACGAGGCGCAATTGATCTCGGCGGTTCTTCTTGAATCGATCCGAGCCAACAATAAACAGTTGTCGACCGTTGAGCGTGCAGTGGAACGCCTGCGCAGCAACAACATGATCATCGCGGGTCGCCTGGATGAACAAACCGGCGTATTCACGGCGCTTTCAATAGGTGCAATCACCCGCGCATTGCGGGCTTATAAGTTGCACCCAGAGCAGCTGCTGCACGACGCGCCATCGGTATCGCTGGCCAGCAAGCATCCCAACCATGTATGGCAGGTCGATGCGTCCATCTCGACCCAGTACTACCTGGCCGATGACGGCGCTCGGGTGATGAATCCTGCTGAGTTTTATGATGGCAAACCGAGCAACCTCAAGAAGATCGAGCGTCAGCGTCTTTGGCGCTATGTGATCACCGACCACACCAGTGGCACGATTTACCTGGAGTACGTCCTGGGTGCCGAGTCCTCGGAAAACCTGTGCAACGTGCTGATCAATGCCATGCAGAAACGGCATGACTCGGATCCGTTCCACGGTGTGCCCTGGATGCTTATGACGGACCCCGGCGCCGCCATGACCAGCGGCATCTTCCGCAACTTGTGCCGCGCCATGTCCATTGAACTGATCATTAACCAGGTTGGTAACGCTCGGGCCAAGGGCCAAGTTGAGCAAGCGCACAACCTGGTGGAACGCGAATTCGAAAGTGCCTTGAAGTTCCAGGCCGCTCACAGCCTGAAGCAAATCAACGAATGGGCTGGGCAGTGGATGCGTTACTACAACGCAACCGCGATCCATACCCGCACGCGGCGCACTCGTTATGGCGTCTGGCAACTGATCAAGGCTGAGCAGCTTCGCCTAGCGCCGAGCGTTGAAGTCTGTCGCGAGCTGGCGGTCAGCACGCCTGAGGAGCGCAAGGTTACGACCCTGCTGCGCATCTCCTTCCGTGGCGCGCAATTCGATGTGAGCAAAGTTCCAGGGGTCATGGTCGGCGACAAGCTGTTGGTGACGCGCAACTGCTGGAGAGACAAGGACGCCGCATTGGCGCTGCTAATCGGTGAAGACGGCCGCGAGCATTACCACGTCATTGAGCGCCTCGATGTGGACCAATTCGGCTTTTCCGAAGGCTCGGCAACCATCGGCGAGAACTTCAAAAGCCACGCTCAGACGCCAGCCCAGC